AAGGTACCAAGTGGTAATCTGGGTTACTGAAGTCAATGCCGTACCAGCCATATACTGAAGGCCCACATTAACAACAAGGTTCTTAGACTGAGCTTCCCACTTCAAATTGCCGTCTTTGTCATGGCACTTGATTTCAAACAGGCCAGTAGCTTTTGCTTCCTCACCAGCTTTAAGATTACAAGTCAGACCGCTAGAAACATGGTCGGTTGCTTTAAGTTTTTCCGTGGTCATATTGACTCCTTAATTAGAAGAACGAATCAATGCGGCTGAAGCAGTATTGGCCGGCATTGTGATTGTAAAAGTGGTTGTGGAAGTTTTGTCAGACCCAAAGTCTAAGACCGCAATAGACTTATTGCCCTGCGTCACGTTATAGATCAAAGCACATCTGGCTGTTAATGCGGCAGTCCACGACACATTGGGAAACCCAACATAGGCCGTATAGCCTGAAGAATTGACTGTAACAGGTGTTAGAGTGGAGCCGCCAGCCGTATATCCTGATGCCACAACCTCATTATCAGATGAATAAATGGTCGTAGCTTCATTCAAATCAGCGCTGGCCGTGTACAAGGCAATCTTAATCACATCAGTGGTGAGATCATGAATGCCTTGATACAGCTCGGCTTTGAAGCTGGTTGTTTGAGTTTGAACAATACTCATGAAACTGCCGTCCTGACTTGTCCATCCCTGTACGCATCAGCACGTTGTTTGCCATCTGCCAAGTTTTTATACAGAGCAATAGCCTGTACATAACGACTCTGGGCAAGCTGAACCATATTTTCGTCACCCTTCATGTAGGTGTAAGCCTCGCAGATAGTGCCATACAAAAGCACTGAATCAAAGTTATCACCCAACCATGTGGTTCCGGCAGTAACAATAGACTCAGGATAGTAGTTGTAGTGGAGCTCTGCGTTATAGGCCGCGCTTGGAGTAGGCCCAACAATAAACGTCAACTCATTAACATCGTCAGATCGTGGGCCAAAGATGGCATAGTGGCGTGGCTCAGATGCAAGTGCCGATAAAGGATAAGCTTCACGAATGAAGTTCACATCCTTATTAAGCAAATACAGATAGTCACCCTGAAACACAATAGAGCCAGATACAGTGCCGCTGTTTAACTCTGTTAGAGTGACTGTTGTTCCGTTGATGCTTCTAACTTGAGCGTTAGTGCCAATCCCAGTACCAGTTACTTGTTGACCAACCGCAATACCCGTAGCACTTGCCACCACAATTGTTCTGGCGCCAGATGTACCAGTCGCTGTCGTAGTGTTGTACGGATATACCGCAAGGCTATACACAGACAAGAAATCTGTAGGGCACTGAAGGTACTTATTGCCGGTAGTCAATACGCCTGTCACGTTCTTTCGCAAATTAGCAGGCTGCGCGGTGTTATAGATGCGCTGCTCCGCCTGACGAATGAACACATTCATATTGTCAGTTGGGAAAGAGTTCTCGCAGTAGTCTCCTACCTGCGTGACAAGATCGGCGTAATTCATGCCATCGGGCCCCTGCTCATAACACCTTTGGTGGCCGCACCAGTACCGCGCATCTTGATGCCAGACGTCTTAGGCTCACCACCAGAAGACTTATTGATGTTGCCTACAGTCATTTCAACTGTATCAGCACGGCTTAAGTTCTTACCAGAGCCGGGATTCTCTTTAGGAGCGACTTTCTCGCCCGTCATAGTGTGCGGCTTGGCATAGACCTTGGCATCACCAACTTCTTTACCCATCATCATTTTGCTGTATTTAGCCATTTTAGCCTCGCTTTTGTGCTGCAATTTTAGCCAAACCACGGCCCATTTTCTTCATGTCAGCATTGGTTTTGCCAACATTACCATCTATTGGGCCTGTCTGGATTTTAGCCTTTGGGCCGCTATCACCTAAGTTTTTGCCTTCGGTCTTGCCTTTTTTAGCGATGCCGTCTGCTGATCGTGTATATGCCATGTTTAGCTCCTATGAAACTGTTATCGTAACTGTACCAACTTCTGTCGTTCCCACCAAGTAGTTTGGAGTTAAATATGCGTCATATTCACTTGAACCACCAACTGGGAACCAACCCCATTGAATATCCCGAGAACCACCTGTTAAATTGCCACTTGCATTCAAACCCGCCGTCACATACGTTGTGTCTGGCCTTGGTTGATACAAAGCCTGCGGATCATTAACAGGATACATACCCAGCTGTAACTGCGGCTGATCTGGATCCCAACAAGCATCACACACTTTAAGCTGATAAAGCTTGGTCTTGATGACCTCCATCTTTAACTGCTTTAACTTGTAACGCTGGCCACACCGATCACATTCGGCAATAGCATACTTACCGGATGCAAACGGTGTTGTCATTAACTACCACCACCAATAAACGCTATACGAGGCACCAACCTCAATGTAGCCTTTTCACGATCTTCTTGAGCTGCCAGAGCATACTGTTCGTCATAGACCCGTTTAAGCATATCCAGACGGCCTTGTAACTCAGGCACCTTCATGGCAATGTAGTAGGCCAGTCCTGCGGCTACTGCAGGCAGGAAGCGGAAATTCATATCGGATGTCTGTACACCAGCTCCAGTGTCTTGAATACGGCGCATTCTGTAGTACACAAACTGGTATTGCTGTGATCCATCCGGTGTAGGCCACACTGTAATAGCCGGCAACTGTGGCACAAATACCGCAACCCCATCTGCTTGAGCGGCGGCTGTTGTATTGTTCTGGCCACGGAATACACCACCCAGTGTTAATCCACTGATATATGTGTAGTAAATGTCTTCTGTGCCAAGGCGAATAAACCCAGAGCCTGCTAACCCATCCACCGTACTAAGCGTGATCGTTGTGGCCGTGGACGTAATTGCACCATTAAGAACAGCGGCAGTAGGGTTAGTTTCACCAGAAAGACGCTGAATCCATACTTGGATTGGCCTGCCTTGAACCAGCTTGTTTGGGATGGTTGCATAAGTAGAAACGCTGATGCGGGTAATACTCAAGTCTGCCTGAGTAGACGAGTTGTTTGCCTGAGTCCTGATCACATGATCCAGTAGGTCAATCGTATCTGTAGGCAAGGCATATGTGGCCAGTCCTTGAGTCAGAGTAATTGTCCCAGTCTCAATCGTCCACATATTGATGCCGCGATTAGCCCACTCAATTGTCATCAGGTTAAGAGAACGGCGAGCTGTGCGTAGGTCATAACCTGTACGCATCTCACGGCCAGCTCTTTCCCACGCCTCTTCAGCGAGCTCAGTGAACTCAAGATTAAAGGCTGTGGTTCCTGTAGTGGTCATTTCATGCCCTTAAGGGTTTCTGCCAAACGAGCGCGCTGGCCCATTTTGCCGGGTTTCTTGGCGGCTGCAGCCAGCTTCTTGGCTGGAATAGGCTCACCTTTCTTGGCACCAAGCGCAGAACGCAAAGCACCGGGCTTTTTAATAGCTTTTTGAATCCACTTTTCAGCCATTTTTTGCAGCCCTCATGTTATCAACAAGGTTTGGATAAAGACGCCCAGCAGCCTTGGCCATTGCTTTAGCTTTGGATTTCTTGGCAGAGCTCATGGGCTTAGATGGGCCAAGACCTTTAGGCCGTGGCTTTTCCCATACTTCTCCGCCTTTAGCGTACTCAGTAAAGTCTGTGTTATCCCTACGCGCCTTGCGTACACCTTTGGGCATTTTGCTGGCGCGGATAGCGCCCATTCCACGGCTACCAATCATGATTTAACACATCTTTCCGCGCGTCTTACCACGCTGTGCAATACCATCACCACGACTAGAGGCAGTGCCACCAGAGGCCATTTTTGTAACTTTTTTCATCCCAGCAGGCTTGCCTGTTTTAGAAAAAGACATGTACTTGGCTGATGTATCTTTAACCGCACCGCCTTTTTTAAACATTGGCAAGCCCGGGTTGGGCTTAGCATCATTAGTAAACGGGTTAGATGTACGTACTACATTACCGCCACTCATTGGTTGAATAACCGGATCAGAAATACCACCACCTATAGGTCTTGGCATGGCGGGCTTAGGATTATAAACAGTACCACCTATAGGTCTTGGCATAAACGGATCAGAAATACCACCGCCACCACGTACTACACCGTCGGGGCCGGGCAAGGGGGTTACCTGATCGGGCGCTAAAGGAGGATTACGGCGATCTTGCCTCATAGGACGCATGGGTTTGTTGTAAGGGTTAACTGGCATGTTCATGATTATTTCCTTTAAAAGTGTTTATTAGCACATCCGACCTTTTGTCTTACCACGCTGGGCAATACCATCGCCACGGGTAGAGGCAGTGCCGCCAGAAGCCATCTTCTTAACTTTACCGCCTTTTTTAAGACCTAAATTTTGCAACTTTCCAACTGGTGTTGTATTTCCCGAGGGGGCAAAACTACTGCCAGATGACCCGCCTAAATCAAAAGCAGAAGTGGATGCGGGTTCATTGCCGTATAAGCCTGAACTAATTTGACCAAGCGAATCACTAAGCTGATTTGCCGCTTCACTTATATTGTCAAGCCCGCCCATCGCTCCACCAGCAGCATATTTTTTAACCATGATTTATCCTTTAGC